TAAATGATATGTCTTGGGCTGGGGTATCAAACTCATAAAAGTAAAATAGGTTGATAAATCCACGCGTAGGGTCTGGCACTTCATACGTGATTTTATACAGCTTTTCATAGGCTGGGTCAGTAACACCGTGTACCTCATAATCCCAATCAGGTTCAACATCGTGGCGGTAAAATACCCAGCTGTCACCTGCCACTGATTGCGGCGTTTTCTTTAACTCTTCAAGAGTACGCATAGCTTCATATACGCGGCTTTGTAGTGTTTCAATGTCTTGTCGGCTTGCCATATTAAATCTCCACCAGTGACACTGTGCCTGTGTCCGTACTGTCTACTATAAAGCGTATTTTGATATTCATACCGGACCGGTAAGCAGTAATGTTGAAATACCAGGCATCTAGCCCAGGCTGCGGCTGCAGGTCGGCATAGCTCAAAAAGCTATCGTGTACATAACCAAGCACTGCAGCATCTTGTGGGTGATCGTTGAACGTGCCAATGGTGTACACCACGCTGTTATCAATCAGTATTTCATAGCGCATATTATTGGTTGGCGCAACCTGTATATCTGACTGGAATTGCACGCTAAAGTCTCTGCCGGTTGATGAGCCGCCAAAAACCGGTGTCCAATCAACATCCCAGCCACCATTCTGATTAACATACGTTTGGACCGTATCAGTGCCGGTGAATTGCTTTTGCTTAAGCTCACGTATCTGATCCTCAATGCTCTTGAGGTCAACGGCAAGCTGCTTGTATACAATATCTGGGTTCATTCTATAAACTCCGGTAATACTTCAAGTGTACCCGTATCAGTGGCGTACATATAAAACTTTACATAAATTAGGGTAGTATCATCAAAAATATTATTACCAACCGTACCCCTATACGATATTGAGCCTGGGTTAGTCTTTTGGTTGCTCAGGTAAAAGTTGCCATACATCTGACCAGGCGTGACCGGCGTGGTAGTGTTGCCCCAAAATGCTTTTACGAACAGTGACCCCCAGGGTTCTAGTTGGTTATCGGCAAATAGGGTAGCTGTGAAAAATGTTCTGTTGCTAAAATCTTCAACCGTTGTGACTAAATCGTACACCGTAGGGTCACCATTAATATCAAGGCACTCAACAATTTTTGGCTTGATGATGTCACGCCCAATGCGCTGCGCGTTTTTAATCTCTTCAATGTCGCGGCGTAGTTGTTTAAAATCCTCCGCAAACTGCTGGTCTGGTAGCATTCCTAGTCTTGTCATAAGCCATAATTGTCCACCACTAAATCAATATCCTCAGCATCGTTGGCATCAAGTGAACAAGTAATTTGTTCAATCCTAAACATACCGTCAAGAGGCAGGGAAGTGAAGCCCTGCGTATTTACCGGTATGATGTCACCAACCCATATAGTGTTTAGGTCACAAAATTCACCATCAACCTTAAGCTTTGGCAGCATCACAATATCTTTGCGTATCAGCACTTCACTGACTGCCTGCTGGTCTAGCCGTTCCTGTTCACTGATAGAGTTAAAACTTAAAATCTTCTGGCGTGTGCCGTAGTTTAAGCGGCTGGCGGTATCACCTGCTTCACTGCGTAGGGTCTCTTCACCAAAGCCTGAGCCTAGTGCTATCACATAGTTGTATAGGTTCAATGCGGTGCGCGGCACTGTCATACTCTTGATGTTGTAGGGGTAGGTAAAGCGTAGATTATCGCGTGTAGCCCCCATTTGGGTATATGTCTCAAATGTCCGGTCAGCCAAAAACTTAAAGTCAAACGTGCCGTCACTCAGGTTGGTGAGGTTCACAATTGCATCTTTTACGTTCTGGTCAACATATGTTCGGTCACGCAAAATACCGGCATCCTGTGATACTCCGTTGCTAATGCCAAAGCTGCCCATCACGGCTTGAGTTTCGGCAATGAGGTCACGGGCAATAGCTGCAGCGTCAATTTGGCTGTAGTTTACCGTAACGTATCGATCCATTAGCAGGTCTAAGAAGCCGCTGCAGCGCACTGTGACGCTTGCGCCAGCCTCATTGAACTCATACTGCATATCAACCACCTGCACGCCAAATAGGTATGCGCCGTTGCGCCGTACACGTACATCAGTAACGTATGCCTCAAGTACCTCAACAGGTTCACTGCCCAGGCTTGCACAATATGCCTCAAAAGCCTTAACGTCCAGGCTAAAGCTTAACTCTTCGCGGTCATTGCGCTTGATGGTGTATGACCGGTTTTGTGCCAGTCCGGTTATGTCACCTACCAGCACGTTGTTTATCCATAGTTCAAACTGGTATTTTGGTTGCATATTAGATACCCGTCACCCCGTTACGCCACTGCAGTTCAGCATATACAGTATCATCACTGGTTGCGCTGGTCAGCACAATTGAGTTATTGCCAGGTGTTAAGCCCCACCAAGTACTATCATCAGTACGGTTACCCATAATGCTGCTGCCGTTGAGTGTCACGGTGCGGTTGCTCATATCAATTTCAATTAGGTCACCGTCAGCGGTGCTAATATCAAGGGCAAATGTTTCACCGGTAGTGAGGTTGGTGATGATAGGGTTGTGTGACTCATCGTGCAGCTCAATAACTGGGAATACGGTGGCATTTCCTGAGTTAAGCACGGTGGTTGGCTGCGATCCCTCAGCCCAGTCAACAGGCAAGTCATAAGGCGTGACATAACCGCCGGTCTGCGCCTGCAGCGTGACAATGGCAGTTTGAACGTCACCACCGTCAGTTGAGTAAAATAGTGGGTCACCGGCTGTTAGCTGTATCAGGTAATCACTGGTAACACCGCGCTGGCGGTATTCTACCTTTGCATCTGTTACGTTTGCATCCGTGCGGTAAGTTTCACCGCTGAAAGTCGTGATGTATACCGGTATGGTTGAGCCAATCGGTAGCGCGTCAATCAACGCCTTGCGATCCAAAGCGTGCTGTTCTTTTGTACCGTTATTTTCACCAATGATGCCGTTGATGGTAATGATACGGAAGCCAAGCAGCTGGTCAGTGACCACGCCGCCGGACCGTCCACTAAATAAGAAGCTAGAGGTACGAATGTCAGCGATACCAAGACCGGTAACACCTTTAATGATAAAGTGACTGCCATCTGCCAGTGCGCTTAGAGTAAGTATGTTGTTCAGATTTATATTCATTTTATCGCCTTACCTGCCACGCTAAATCACGTGTCACTGCATCCAAATCTACTTGGTTATAGATGTCATTATTTTGTACTATCTGCGGCGTACCTGCAATAGCGCCGCTTGCGCTACCAGGTATGGTACTCATTGGGGTTGTACTCATACTTGCTGCAATGTTCGGGTTCATAGTCATATCTGTAAGTGCGCCGTCAGCCATCGTGTCTACAGCCTTGCTGACTAGCCCAGCGCTACCCTCAATACCCTTTGCTAATCCCCTGTCCAGGTTATGACCAATTTCTGCAAATACGGTTGATGGTGAGTGGATGCCAAAGAAGCTTTTAATGCCGTTTAAGATACCCTCACTAAAGCCTTTGATTTTACCAATCACCCAGCCGCTCAGGTCACTAATTCCATTCCACAAGCCTTTTACCAGGTCACCACCAATACGCGCCAGGTTGCCAGGTGAAAGCACTTCACCAATGCCGCTAAGTATCTTACCTACCGCACCAATGATGCTACCCAGTACCTGCGGAATGGCTTTAATGATTGCCATAAACAGTTGGATGCTGGCATTTATCATCATATTGATGAACTCAGTGCTGGTGAGCGTTTTGACGATATTGCTAATGATGGTTGGTAGTGCGTTGACCAGCGCAACGATAATGACCGGCAAAGCTTTAATGATTGCTAGGAATAGCTGTATAGCGCCCATAATAAGCGCGTTCAGCGCCTCTGGCTTCGTTAAGCCGTTCACAATGGCATCAATGATGGTTGGTAGCGCGTTTGCAATCATAGTGACGATTTCAGGCAGTGCCATAACGATTGCCAAGAATAGTTGAATGAAGCCATCAATAAGCAGCGGCAGGGCAGCCAGGAGTGCTGAAATGATGGTAGGCATAGCTTTTACAATTGCTTGGACCAGGCTAACTACCGCGCCAATGAGGGCAGGTATAAGCGTTGGTAGTGCGGCAGATAGGGCAGGTACGATTGCTTGAACAATTTGCACGATACCATCAACCAATTTAGGCAGCAGGGCAATGATCTGCGGTACTGCAATCTGAATGGTTTTGACCAGGCTATTAACAAAGCCGGTGACGTTGCCGGTTGCCATAAAGTCTTGGAATGCTTTTTTGGTGGTGTTAATCGATCCGGCAAGGGTTTCATTCTCTTTGGTATAGTTACCGGCATACTTGGCGGTTTTCTCCATAAACATCTGCTGCGCCAGTCCAACCTTTTCTTGTATAGACATTTCAGCAGTTGATTTGTTGATACCCTTTGATAGCGCGTATGCACCAATGGCGGTGTCATTCATAGCAACACCCAGGTTATCCATCATCGTGAAGTTACCCTTAGCCATACCGGTCACGGCTTCAAGTGCGGTGGTGGTATCAATACCCATAATGCTGGCAACGTCTGAGGCACGTTGCATTGACTCAGTTGACATTTTCATTGAGCTTTGAACGTCAAAGCCTGCGCCCTGGAATAGTGACCCCATTTTGTTTGCGCCCTGCAAGAACTCATTTTGACTTAAGCCCATATTGGTGTAAGCATCGTCAGCAGTGGCTTTAATGCTTGCGGCATACTCACCAAACACAGCCTCAGCACCACCCAGCTGCTGTTCTAGCTCTGCGCCAGCCATAAGTGCCTTGCTGGTTAGTGCAACCATACCGGCAGCGCCTGCAGCCATACCAGCCGCTATTGCAATACCAGCGCCCTTAGCAAAGCCACCAAGCTTGCCTAATGCGCTTTGGAATGGACCGCTATTTTTCTCAACCTCATCACCAAGTGCTGCAGTTGCTGGACCGGCAGCGCCTTTAAACCCAGCAGCAATTTTGCTCTGGATGCCGGTCATATTCGGCGCTACTCGTACTGTTGCTTGTCCAATGTCACCTGCCATTTGGTTGCTGCGTTCTTTCGGGTTTTATTAAGCCAGTTTTGCCGCAACCGTAGCGTGGTTTATATATTGCAAATTATACCATAAGCTGTTAGACGCGCCCAGCATCTCTTGCTTTAACTAAAGCCATATGCCCTATGTAATTTTGGTGGGCATCTCTGCCTCTTGCTGTGATGGTAGCGATTGCACGCCTACCTTTTTTGACTGTACCAACTGAATGGGTAACCGTTATTTCTGGTGGGTCACTCGACATACTATTTGCCATTGATTGGGCGCGTGCTGCAATGGCATCACCGGACTGCTTAATTAGCGGCGCAACCATTTCTGTGAGTATCACAGAGGCTGCGGCAGTGTCCAGTGAAAATGATACGTCTCTACTCATACCACTTAGTATAGCGCACGCGTATGGGTGATGCTATTGCTTACTCCCCTGCTCTGCCTTGCACCCCCCTAAAACACCCCTTTTTGGCTATAAAACAATAAATCTAGTGTCTTGGCAACGGTAGGGGAGGGCATATATAGCGTTTTGACACAAAAACCCCCTATCGTCAAATAAACGGTAGGGGAGTGGTATTTTGCTATTTTCGGGGTCTTGCAAGCAGCTCTTTAATGGTATCAACGTCTGCAGCCTGGGTATCTTTTTTAATACCCTCATCATCCATTGCCTTTTTCATAAAGTCCGGCGTAAACAGCTTTGGCTTGGCTGCCATATGCGCGGCTTTTTTCTTTGGATCGAATGATTTTTGCCATACAAGCGTTTCAAGCAGGTACACCATTTTGTTCATAAAGATTTCACTATAGCCCCACTCAGTGGCAGGCTGTATGCGTTTGAATACGCGACTATCACGCGGTAGCTGCCATAGCAACCGCGCTGCCCGTCTGCGATCAACCGCCGCGATGTCTAAGCCATAGTATTGCTGAAAGTCTGCCTCTAATTCATCAAAGTACTCACGGCGTACTTTGATTAGGGCTAGTCTTTTGGGTCAAAGTTTTTGATAATGACCTGGTAAATATCACCAAGCTTGCCAATGCGTAGGCGCGGCTTATAGCCTTTTTCATCCTTATGCTCTTGCGCGTCCAACTCCACAAAGTGTTGCTTCATTTTTTCAAAAGCTTCTTTACCAATTAAGAAGTGCATCAGTGGCACTACGGCAGTAATTTGGTTTTCATTTTCAATTTTGTTGATGAGCGCAAACGCGTCAACATCGTCTAGCAAGTCGGTATCAACCTTAAACTTGTAGCCCTCAAATTCAAGCTCTTTGGTGGTGCTGGTTTCTACTGGTGTTGTGTCAGCCATATCATTTCTCCAATTCTAATTTGTTATCGTAAGCGTAATTATAGCATAAAGAAAAGCGCCCAGACTAGCCAGGCGCTTAACTCCGAATACCGCCGCTTAAGAAGCGATGGTTGCGATGTACTCTTTGTGTGAGTCACCGTCCTCAGCTGGGAATGCCTTAAGGTTGATTGGGTAAGCAACAGGCTCACCGTCAACATAAGTAATTTCCGCGCTACGGTCAGCGATGCGACCACGCTCAACCACGATACGCTTAACGCGTCCGCCGGTCATAACGAGTTCTGCAACAAACACGATTTCAGGCAATGTTTTACTATTGACCTTGATAGTGATGTTTTCACCGTCAACTGTGACGTTATCCTCACCATAGTACAGCTTCGCAACTTCTGGGTTCGTCTCAATGAGATTGAACGTAAACATTTCCATAAATGTCGTTTGGTCTGACAACACGTTGTCACCACCCCACGCAAATACATCTTCTACGTCAGCCTCAATGTTGTTTACCAAGCCTTCATCAGATACATAGCCTAGATTTGCAAAAGCAGGGTCTAGGTCAGCGGTAGCGTTTGTTGGCACGGTAGTACCGGCAGGGGCTACGAATAGCGCACCTAAAGCTTTTGGCTTACCGAATGAGACGTTTTGAGAGTCGTTATTAGCCATAATGGTTTAATACTCCGTAAACTTGTTGGCACAACTACCGTGTTTCAGGCGCTCTGCTTATGGTTTAGATTATAGCACTATTTTTCTTGATCGTTAAAGTTTTCGCTTGCAAGCTTATAAATACGCCACAGCAGGTACGATAATAGCAATGTCTGCAGGTGTACAGTCATAGAGTATACAAAGCTGATAGGCTGGACCGTAGGCGGTCTGCCGGTATCGTTAAACAGGGTGAATACGTTTATGCCAATAGGAATTAAACCCATCACGATGATGGTAAGCGATATTGCAAATAAGGTGTTACGAAAGCGCCGCACGTGCCGGTCAGTGATCGTGTATTTAAACAGGCTCAATTGCTTTGCTATAACTTTGACGATAAAGTACATTGCTACCGCGCTTATGGCAAGTAAAATCAGTATATAAGGTATTAAGTCTATCATTTTTTCCCACTTCTTTTGTTTGTTGACTGGTGACCACCAGCCGCTAGGTATATTTTAAGCGTAAACCCGTTTTCTACCAATAGGTCATTTAAGTGTTTATTTGTCTCTTGAGCTTTTTGTGCAGCATCTTCACTGGCAGTTTTGTGCAGCTCTATTTCAACACGACTAGATACAGCCGGTTTAATCACAACAGGTTCTGCTTTTGGCTTACGCCGCAACCATTCCAACATTACCGCCTACCTTTCACAGCTTCTATCTTGCCTGCCATTAATTCTTGAGACTGTGCAACGCCTAGTAACACTGTTTGATCGTTCTTAGCCATTTCACGATAGTCTGCTGTATGTATTTTATTATCTTCTAGCCGCGCATTCTGTAACAAATCTATCTTTAAGTCTTTTTCGTCAATTTTCTTAGTGAAGTAATTCCACATAAAGCGAATAACGATAATGAGGGCAATGACGGTAACGCCAAGCACACCCTGCGTAAAATAGTAGCTAATTGGGTCAGTCTCTGGTGTCATAGCTAAGAACTTTCGTAAGGGTCATACATACTGCTGCCAGGCACGGTACTGATGCTGGTGAGCCGTTGAGTACCATAAAGCCCCAAGTCGTGCAGTTCTGATTTTTTAAACCATAGGTCACCGGCAGGGTTAGTAAATACAATGTTTTCAGAGTATGGACCGGCGGTTTGCTGGATCGAGTTGGCAGGTGGTGCATCAATAGGCGTGAGCATTGCACGCTTTGCAGCTTCCATAACCACCCATTGGGCAGTTGAAAAGAATGCTGGGCTGGCATTAACTTTAGCGTCCAGGTCAACACCTACGTTATCAGCAATGATGCGTAGGCGGTTGCTGGCACGGGTCAGCAAGTCTAGCGCACGCGTTGCATTGTCCGGTGCTTTCCAAAACGCGGTTAAATCATCCACGTTTGCATATGGGTTAGGTGATACTACTGGTGTTGTTACGCCTGCCATTACTGTGTACCTCCATTTTGCATAAACGTGCTGCCAGACGCTGCTACACGGCGTTTAACAAGCTCTTCTGCCTGCCTGATGCCAATACCCATCATACGGTAGCCCTCAACAGTACCAACAAGCTCTGGCATTGCCTGGAATAGCTTAAACATAGCGTCACCAACCTGCCCAATGTCTGCTTGAAAAATAGGCTTCCAGGCTGGTATCAGCTGGCGTAGTTGTGTTGGCACGGTGTCATTGCCGTCAAGTGCAAGGCGTAGGGTAATCATAAGCTCTTTAAATTGCTTGCCCATTTCATCTTGTGAGTTTTGAGCTTCAAGCAACAGATCATCTGACATTGCCGCAAGGCTTTCAGCGCTGCTTGGGTTGCCGGTCTCATAGCCCAGGTTGCGTAGGGTAAGTGCTGTCTCTGCACAAAAGTCACGGGCTTTATCCTTTTTAGCAGTCTCAAAGCCGGTGATATTCATTTGCTGCAGCTGTCCAATATCAGGCTTGTTGCCCTCTTCGTCAACATTGATAGCCCAGACTTTACCAATGGCGCTGTCTAGTGATGGGTCTTTTTCAGCACCCTCAGCAAGACCACTAATATAGCGCTGTGGCAGTGCATAAAATTCTTCTGCAATTTCTTCGCGGCGTTTTAGCCGTCCAACTTCATTAATGATGCGGCGTGCTGTGTTGCTCAGGCGTGACTTACCAAGTGGACGGTCAGCGCTCTGGCGGTGGGTGACTGGGTGCAATAATGTGCGACCCGTAGGGTTTGGCTCAACACGTACCAAAGAACGGTTTTCAAAGATAGCCGTAAACTCAGGTGTGAACAAAATATAATCTTTTGGTGCATAGTTAATGCCAGCTTTTTTAGGCTTAGGCACGTGCCACTTAGTGACTGCAAGACCCCACTTAAGTAAGCCGGTACGCTGGTCAATTTCACCCGTTGCCTCTTGCGCGGTGAATGGAATAAGCACCTTGCTACCATCCAGGGTATCTGACACGGCAATAAAGGCACACCCAGCAATAAAGGCATCGTGTTTTGCTTTGCTCAATACGCTAAAGCCGCCAATGCTATCCATATAGTCATTGATGCCGTAAGTGTCACCGGCAAAGCCATCAAAGGCTACTCGATCCGAAAGGGTGTTGACTGCACGGGCAGCCCAACCAATACCAGGGCGCAAGTTACGCATACGCATTGGCGTTGATATGCCCAAGTCAGGCAAATCATTATCAGCATTGTAGTAATCGTACTTATCCTGAACTTTGACCTGCAAAGAGGTCAGGTTATAAATCAGCCGGTTGGCTAATGAATTGGCGATGTCTACAATTGGGTTTTCTGCCGGTTGCATTGCTTATTGCTGTCCTTTTAAGCCAGTTTTACCGCAACCGTCAGCGTAGTTGTTATTGGTTGTTATTATACCAGATATTGTAATTGTAGCATAAGTGCTTTATATGCGCTTCTTTGCCCTACGTTTTGCATCAGCTGCGGCATACTCTTCACCCAAATAGCCATCTGGCAACTCTTCAAGTCTCACAAATGCGCCAGGGTTGCCAGGGCGATATTCAGCCTGGACCGTCATAATGGGTACGTTTTGCCACTTATCATCAGGTATTAACAGTGCTTCGTGCATCATATCAAGCAGGCTAGTCACCTTGTTATCAATATCAGCCTTGCCAATAGTGCCAAAGTAAATGATTGCTTCAAGGCTCACCGGCTTAAAAAAGCGGTGGCGCGTTTGGCGGCGCAACTCACCAATTGACTCATCTTGCCACTGAACAAATTTTTTGTTCGGGAATGAAAGCCCATCTTTTGTATTAATGCGGCTATTCTTTTTGCTGGGTATCGTACCCTTAAACGTCAGCTCAACGGTCTTTAGGTTTGACATAGTTTTTAAGCAGCCCGTTACGTGACCGGTAGCCCTCAGTACGAATGTTGCAATCACAGCCACCGTGCCGGTGGAATACGTCAGCCGGTGGATCAGTATACTCACCTGCCTTTGAGGTACACCATTTGCAGGTCTTGCCATTAGTGGTGCGTATCACTCTTGGGTACTTGCCGCTTTCACGGGCATTTCTGGTGGCATCCAGCTGCGCTTGGCTGGCACTGTAGTCAAGATAGTTCTTAACGTACTCTTGCAGCCCCAGTGCGCCGGTGGCAACGCTGGCGCTGGCTACTTTTGCTAACCCATAGTAACGATCATCAATGCCTGGACCGGTAGTATGCTCAATTTCAAAATCAAAGGCGTTCATATCGTACACTTTGGCATACACCGCTGCGCCCACTTCCCTAAACAGTATTTCTTGGTTGAGCTGACGTATTTGTGGGTCAATTTCAGGGTTATTAATCAGCTTGAGCGCTGCCATTACCTTATCTAAGATAGTGCGGTTTAATTTAGCGTAGTCCATCAAAACCCCAATCATCAATAGTAGCTTTAATATCATCCAGCACGTTCACAGTCTTTACTACACGCCCTTTTGAGTACTCACGCGCACGCGTAGGCTCTTTGGTGGCAATAAGTACATCAATGAACTTAGAAGCCTGCCCATCATCAAGTGCGTGGGTAATTTCAGCAATGCTTTGCGCGTTTTTTACCAGGTCAGCATCAGCACCAATAATATCATTGGCAATTAAAAGCTCTTTGACCTCTTTGAACTCTTTGGTTTTAACAACCGCCAGGTCAGCAATATATTTACTTTGCGTTTCCGTTGCCATCGTCTACTACCTCTGTTTTTACCTCTGATATATCAACTACTGCAACGCCCATACTGGTCTTACCGGTCTTTGGATCAGTGATTGGCGCGGCAACCTCAAAGCGGAATACGTCCACACCCTCTTGGTTTTTGGTTACCCTGCCCCTAGACCAATCATCACCAAGCTTTTTGCCTGCACTCTTATTAAGTATCTTAACGTCACCGGTGTTTTTATTGATGAATGGATATAGCGATTTAGTCATAAGCTTATTTTACCACACAAAAACACCCCATTGCTGGGGTGTCTCTGCTGGGTTAATCAGCGGTTAGGCTGATGGGGCAACGCCGTCAATGAGGGCGAATGCTTTGTAGTCCATAAATCCGAAACCAATGACGCTTTCGGCGCGGATCGCAACTTCGTTGGTGCGCTTGAGGTCACCGTTGCCATCTGGGTCACCGAACTCAATCAGCTCAAGTGGCATATCGCGTGCGATACCCCATTTGAATGCTTCAAAG